AATTTACCGCGTAAATCGGGTCGTTTATTGGTAAGGTTTCACTGTGTATCATTGCCGAATCGAGACGACTAAAATTGAGCGTTCCTGTGGGTTGTAGGAGACTCGTCGTGAGACAGAAACAATGTAAGAAGATGTCGGGCGACGTCACGTAATTTGTATGATAAAATGAAGCAACATCGATGTAATGGGGTCTTGCCCACTTGTAAATACCAATGTCCGTACCATTGATGCTTATTTTCACTTTATTTGAATCCGATGTGAGCGCGCTTGTATAACTCGTATTTGAACACGCAATATATTTGACGGGATGATTAAAACTGAGCTCTTGAATCAATTCACCGGAGGGGATGTTCTTTTGAACTTGATGAATAAGAATATTATGGCTTCGCGAAGCCATGGTGGCGCGTTCATCGTTATCTAAATAATAATAATTAGCAAACGCTTCCCAATTATAAAGATGTGCATCGGGTCCCCATCGAATGCGAACCTCGACGTTATGATATTGTAACGCACACATCGGAATTGCACTTTGATGATGTTCACAAAAGAAGAAACGTAACGGGTAGAAATACGACCGAGAGCTCAGACCCGGATGCGGGCCGTTCGATGATTTGGAGACGTTGTTCGCAAAGGTATCTATCGCAATCTTCTCACAGAAAATAGAATCCTGTGTGTCGATCACATGACCACCTATTAAAAGTTCTACACTTTCTATCAGTGTTGTCCAGTTTAAAGAATCTAACGACTTCGTGTGGTCGTCGATCGTGAGATATACATATCCCAAAAGATCACCCGTTTTTTCGAAACGGATGGTCGACATAGAGTTACTATTCACAGCTCCCTGTATCGTCTGCTGTTCGAGAGATTGTGAAAAGTTGGAGTGCCTCTTGAAAGAAGAATTAAAAAACGAGACCTCTGGCTCACCCATGATGTGTTCATCTTGTGCACCTATGGCGATGAGTTGGACGATACCAGAAGACATTTATATTACCTTGATGTTATTTTTACCTAAAAGCTCCGCATATTGGGTTTCCTGCAAACAAATTGAAGAATCAAAAAATTCTCACCCGTGGCACCATCTTCAATGGTGTCACCGTTTTGATCACGGATGGTCACCGTGAATCGATCGATTGTGTTAATGGGATCAATGTATTGTGTTACGATTGGATAGTTGTCTCTGAACACGATTAAATCATTCGCACCCGTGTGCGTGTTAGACTCACTAATGAGACTCGCGAACGAGTTTCGAAGAACAGACAACGCCGGTTGAGACGAGACTGATTGTGGTGGGTCTTTAGAGGCTCGATCCGTGAATATAGAATCGAGTTCCGCGATCGACACGTGACAATGTTCCGTCGTGTCCGATGTGTGAATGTGCGCACCGAGAAGTCTCGCTTGCACGACATTTCGGAGAGGTGTGCTCAGGTACACTGTGAAAGTATTCGCACTGTCCTGTCCAACACTGTCGAGAGTGATCGTATGAAATTCATAATCGATATCCGGAATACTCGGGGAAATCGCCGTAACGAGTGCCATTTTACTATTATACGCCTAGATTAAAACACCACCGATTCCATCCGTGATTTCATAATCATCGGCATCGCGAATGACCTTTTGCGCACCACAGATACCACCTGGGGTCAGGGATCGGCTGTAGTATCCAGCCGTCTTCTGAGGACCGGCGACACACTCGAGCTTATGCTCGAGATCGAAGATGGACTTTTCGGTCTTCGCCTTGATGACGATCGGCCTGGCCTGATAACCACTGCGGCGAGACTTCAGGAGAGTCAACAAGTAGATGGTACCGATGATAACCAAGATAGCCATGACAGCGCCGCGGTCGGCTTTGTTGAGATTGAGCTTAAACATTTATAGTTTACTGATATTTTTTTTATAAAGTGCGTTAAAGAATTTCTAATACTTTCAAGTTAAAGGGTAGATGGACGAAGAGATTGTTCTCGACCGAGGAAATGCCACAGTCATGAAACTTGACGCAGATGAACAGGCGCTCATGGATGAAATTCACATCAGTGCCCCCAGAATACAAACCCCCAGACGCCCAGCACCGGGCCCTCCGCGAAGAGTCCAGTCTAGACCCGCACCACAACAGGAAGAGTTGGATGCATTCGCGAACCCAAATAAACAGGCCCCACCCCCGAGAATGGAAAACGAAGAAATTGATTACGGTGAAGATGAACCAATGTTCTACGACGATGACGTGGATGACGGTGGTGTGTACGAACGCGAACAAGAAGAACGACCGACGAACGGATTTACATCTGTCGACGAAGAAAAGGCGGATATCCTGAACAAATTGGCGAGACTCGAGAAGAAAGGATTTAATGTGAATAAAAGACTCAACGCGTATTCATCGATCGATGAATTGCGCACGGAAGTCAAGCGAGTCACATACAGTATCGAAGTCGAGCAATCCGTCAAGTTCAGTAAGCGCATGTTGATCGCGTGTGTTACCGGTCTTGAATTTTTGAATAAGCGTTATAACCCATTTGAACTCCACCTTGAAGGCTGGAGTGAATCAGTGATGGAGAACCAAGACGATTACGATAATGTTTTCGAAGAACTCTATGTAAAATACAGAAGCAAGGTCAACGTCGCACCAGAAGTCAAGCTTATCATGATGCTCGGTGGTTCTGCGATGATGTTCCACTTGACATCCTCGATGATGAAGGCTGCACTTCCGAATATGAACGACGTGCTCAAGCAAAACCCCGATCTCATGAAGAACATGGTTCAGGCGGTTCAATCTACGGCCTCGAACACGCAGCGAGAACAATCCTCAAATGACAATGGGCAATACGAAATGCAAGGACCGGGCATTGACATTTCAAAGCTAATGGGTGGTATCATGATGCCACCACCTCCACCGATGAACACATCCCCGATATCCGTGACTCGGGAGCCGGAACCCGTGATGGACGACGATGATGTGTCTGATATCGTGTCTATCTCTGGTGAATCAACTGGCGGTGAACTGAAAGAAGTGAGTGTCTCGACGACGGCAAAACCCAAGAGGACCAGACGAAAGAAGAAAACCGAAATTAATCTGTGAGTATATCATAGATGATAGGATACTGTCCCCTAGAGGAAGATCCGCCCGTGGTTCATCAGCTCGAGGTCAGGCGACCTCAGCTGGAACGTGAACCCTCAGGGCCAGAAGAAACAGAATGTAATTATCTAGTTTTAGCCTTTATCTTGGGTGTTGTCGTGTTAGCTGCAACAGATAGCGCTTAAGTTTATTTTTATTTCCATGTTTGGAATTTGTTTTAATTTGCAAATAGAATTCCAGCCATACCCTTATCGACTCTCAGGATATTGTAACTCACCGCATAGATACTGAGTTCCTCCGTTTCCGCGCGCAAGTAGCCCTTGACGGCGCCCCGCAATATAAGTTTTGCGTTATCGAGTCGACTGAAATTACATGTACCCGTGGGTTTGTATTCAGATGCGTTCATGCAGAAATTATACGCAAAATACCTCGTATAAAATGGACAGTGTTCGGTTTCGTCGAATTGAATGATACCAAATTTACTGTTATTATAGTTTTGAACGATGTGGAAGTATAACGGTGACATATTCTCAAGAAGTGGTGTTCCATTGATTTGAATATCAGCGGTCGTAAAGGAAAAACGATCCGATTCGACTTCCGCCGATCTCGTGACGTATCCAAAAAAGATGGACTTAACGGGGTGATTGAATTGTGAAATATCGATATCATTATAACCACCACCATTCGTATTATCGCGATTATCATTAGTCTGCGCCGTGGTGTATGTAGCGAGTTTCGTATTTACAACGATTTGTTGGGCATCGACCGCGGGTTGATTGACGGGATTTGCCGATTGTAAAGACAATAGTAAAGTATTCGCTTCGTTGTATTCGGTTTCTGCGACTTTGAGAATATCTTTATAATATTCAGTGTCATCACAAACGATTTGTCTCTTTATATTTTGCACCTGCGTGACGATGAG